CGCGGAAACGTGGCGTTACCTCGGCAAGTATAAGCACTCGTTTCCCACTGAGTCCCAGGATTATCAAAAGCCTGGCCTCGACAATGATTGGACTTGTCTCAATCACAAGCAGCCCTTCCAATGCGGATTTTCGGATTGCCCCAATACTCCGACCTTCTCCATTCCTCCTCCCTTCCGCAAGTTCAGACTCGGTGGCGAGACTATCAATCCGCTCCGAATGACCCTCATGAAAGACCGTGCTCCGCTCCCCAAGAGTTCTACGATCAAGATTGATGGCATTGAGGTCCCTTACCTCGTCTGGGCCAAGCAGAAGATGAAGGAGGCTGGTACTTACCTCCACCCCCCCCCTCTTAAGGGCTCTCCCGAGATTTTGACTCTTCGTGAGTGTATCAATGGCGTTCCTGGTCCTGAAGGGACCTGGTGTGTTATCCCGCTCGAGTTCAACACTGCGCGGGGTCCTGAACACCGATTCGACAAGGGCCTTAACCACCCATATAAGTGGGACTTTTTCACCTGTGCCGAACATGGCACGGCCTGGGATTGTCGCCACTCCGGGCATTCTTGTCAACTCGACGCCACCCAAGAGCTCCAACTTGAGTTTTACAATCTTGTTTATCTCATTGAATGCACCCCTTATGGTTTTACCATTCTTGCATACATGGCCCAGAAGATTGAGACTCGTCCCAAGAAGAAGTCCTTCCGTGCTCTTTGGGTCTCTGACATGGTTACAACGCTGATCTTCAAGCGTTACCTCGGAGGCCTAACTAGTGGCATGGTCTCAACCGATCCTTCTCGTGTGAGTGCTTTGGGACTTGATCCCCACTCGCTTCAGGCTGACATTTTTGTGAAACTCGATCTTGAGTTCTCCAAAGTCGCTTGTGGAGGAGATCGTGAGACTGCTGATTGGCGTCGCATGGCTTGGAATCTTGAGCTCCTCATTGATTCTCTTCATGAAGCTGCCCGGTCGTTTTCTGACTGGAGCACCACAAATGTCTTCATGTTCGATGTTTGGCTTTCCGCCATCCGCAAGCTCGTCAACGCTTTGGCGCTTCCGATTGTCATTGTCGGCAATCGCGCCTACCACGTGGAAGGAATCTTTATCACCGGCCTTTGGGGCACGGACCGGGTGAATACCGGAGGCTATGCAGGAGATCTTTTCCTGTCTTGGGCTGAGAACCAAATCAGCTGTGGCCTTCCTTCCACGATCACCGCCTACCGCCACGAGGTTCGCAACCATCAAGTTGGCGACGATTTCAAAGCACCAATCAAATCTGAGTCGTTGTTCAATAACCTCAAGTTTGCTGAAATCGCTCTTCGCCGCTTTGGCACCCTCATTACTACCCCGACCAAGGGGAAGAATCTTGAGGAGACTTACTCGTATGACAAGGTTGACTTCCTCAAGCGTCTTCCCGTCTTCTTTGGCGGTCACTATCATCTTGCCCTGCCTGATGAGGCCATCTTCCGCCCGTTGTTCTACGTGCGTGATGCCTCCCCC